AGGCACTTTGTCCCCTCACTGTTGGCACTACGTACTTTCCTCTGTTCTTTCAAAAGCCATATGATATAGCCTAGAACTAAAGGTAGTGCAATCGTGTATGTATTCATTAAAAACTCGTTCATACCTTATACTCCTGTTCTTCACATTCTGGCAAGCCTGCAATAGATGTCAAGATAGATGCAATGCCTGCAGTTGCGGAAATGGATATAATCGCAATCCAATCCATATCGGTAACCATGTTCCCAATCGTGATCAATGATACAGCTGTTTGTGCCATGGTTTTAATGGCACGAATACTAGCACTCTTAATCCAATCTTTTATGTTGTATTTTTTCATTTTCATTTTCCTTTCTGTATAAAATAAAAGGCGAATTATTCCGCCAATTCTGGATGACCTTCGTCAATCAATATGTGTTTAACCTTATCTTTTAATACTTCAGGTACATTTTTAAATTCCAATTTGCCTGATATAATGCGGTATGCTAAGAAATTACCCACGTAAATCACCTCCATCCAATTGTGACAACACTAATTCTTGCAATGCAGATTCTACCATCTCACGCCATTCTTGCTCAGGCAAATGTTTTTTTTGCTCTGGATAAAGCTTTCTAAAATCTTCATCACTTAATTTCTCAATTCCACCATGCCCATCTGGTTGGAAGCGAATGCTACAATCAATCATTTCTTGTGGCGGATTCTTGATTTCATACCATCCTTCGATTGGGGCGTTGGTAAAAGCGTCAAACTGACCGTTCTCGTTTATCTGCGCATAGATAATACTCATGTTTTACTCCTCCTCTACTATTTAGCCTGATAGTGTATTTCCAGGTTTAATGGTATGTTTACATCGAAATTTTTGTTAAAATATACTCTTACTTTACCACTTGAAAATGCTACACTGCTTACCAATATTGCATCTGCGGTAACACCTCCAACATGTGCGAAGGCATAAAGTATCGTACCTTCTTTATATTCCGGTGGAGTAAGCTGTACCATATTTCCTCCACCAGCATTTACAGAGAAACTTCGATTATAAACTGAAAAACCATTTATTTTGGTTGCGTTTTCTGCTCTCGAAACTTGAATATATTTAGTATCTGTTTTCCCATCGGCAGTATTTGGTGCTGTTAATCTTAAATATCCATCATCTTGTTCTACTGCTTGCATTTGGTAGGTTGAAGCATTACCATCTTTGCTGTAAGTAACCATTTTTCGAGCTGTTAGAACATTGAGCTGTCCCTCTTTAGAATTTTTAATGAAAGTTTCATTTACATACTTTTTCAATACAGTATCAGTTATCTCTGCCCATTGTGCCAAGACACTTCCCTGTCCAGTATTGAAGAAAGCATTCATCCAATAGGTTTGATCACTCAATCTATAACCTAGAACAAGATATCCTAATGTTATATAATTACAAAAAGATTTATCACTATCTGGAATACCATTATGAATTGCTGCGCCTGCCTGTTTCGAATACGGTGTAAATACCTTTGCACTTCTTAAATAAACCTGTAAATCTGTTCCTGATGGTATATTTTTCGGTGCGCTATAATCATCTTTTAAACAGTTCTGTAGTCTATCAAATATTTGCTTGATTAAAATTGAATCAGGCACATATTTACCCTGTTCTGTTATAGCTGTAGATGTGCTTATTTGTTCAGAAGTTATATTTTTTTCAAATGCGCTTAACCTTTCATTTATATATGTGGCAAACCATAGCGTATCATTTGTATGATTAAATCCAATGATGTAATTTCTCATTTTCAAATAACTACATAAATCTGATGTGCTATCAGGAATACCATTATGAACAGTAAATCCAGAAGCTTTTTTGTAACTCACAAAATCTTTTGCAGTTTTAAAAAACACTTGAAGATCTATGCCACTACTCATATCTATGGTCTCATCTTCTGTTCGGACACAATCGTCGATGCATGGTAAGACTCTCCCAACTCGTTCAAATCCATCTATCAATGTTCCATTGAATTTTACTCGATAGATAGGTACTTGCCTATGTGTACCACCTCGTGTCAAATCTTGATGAACATAATCAGGATCAGTTCCATTTACTCCAGGTGTCCCTTTTATCGCTTGAATTGATATGGTATCGTTCTCTCCATCCTTTTGAAAATCAAGAACGATCAAATCATTTCTTTTATATCCAGATGTTCCTACATCCATAGTAACGATTTCATAGTCACCAGGATCTATAATAGCTATATGACCTTGAATGGATGCAACTCCATCATTTACACGAAGCTGATTGGTTCCGATAGCTTCTACGCTCATACAGGACCCTATATGGTGTATACCTTCATTTCCAATGAGCGATGCATAGATTTGCGCATCGTCACTTGCGAAAATATCAACAGGATCTTCAACCCTATCTACCGTTATCTGCCTTATCATACTCATTCACCTACCTTATAAGTTGTCTTAAAAAAAGAAATCCCGTTAAGAATTTCGCCAGATATGACCTTTCTTGTGATCTGTTTCTTCATTTGTATTCCTGTCATCCTTTCCTTCGCACTTACAATGTCCCCTATTTCCAGCTTACCTTCCGTAAAATCCAGTTCCAGTTTCTGTATGGAACAAAGTTCATTCATCTTTTTAAATGTTTCTTTTTTTAATTCTTCCAATGACTCCACAGAAGAATAATCATAGATATATGTCCTTAACTGCAGTCCTTTTGGTATATCCTTTGTTTCATCTTCGGTAACTGCCCCATCTTCCAAACGCCACATTTCTACAACTTGCCTGTCTTTCAGTTCACCTTGTCCTAACGCTACGATATGATTATACCTTCCGCAATCATTATCCTCTGCAATGATCGGGATTCCGTAATCATTATCTAAGCATATCGTTTCTGATTGGTCATTGGTCATTACTGCTTCACAAACCGCCTGTACTCCATTAAATGTGATTTTCAATGCTGCATGTACATCTGCCAGTGCGTCTTCAAATACAGTTAAAATATCTCTATATCTCGTTTTACCATTGATCATAATACCAGATACTTTATCTGATGCAACGATAAGACCATCATAACTATTACCTATCAGATTGGACAAAACTTGGTTAGCGTCACCGTTAAAAGTATAATAGTCTAAGTCTTTTGGGGGTCTTACGATATGATCTCGCAACATGCCACGCCATAACTTACAAAACAATGTGATTTCATTTTGGGAAGTATTGATTTTGATACCCTGTACCATACCACCAATCTCGCTTCCTGATGCATCATAGATGAGTGCGCCTTTTTGTATAGGGAGATTCTTTTCATAAATAGTGATTTCAAAATCATTTCTTGCACTACTTGAAACAGTACCGATTTCCACATCAATTTTACAGTTATTCAAAAAACCAATTTCTATAATCCCTTGTTCCTGAATATACGGTTGTGTATAGATTAGATCCATTTAGGCTGGCTCCTTTCCTCATACACAATAATGTCAAATGTGAAATTACCTGACCATTGAACAGTTGATTTACCAGGCTCTATTTTCGTAAATACTCCAGATTGTCTGTTTCTGTCATTGAATTTGTCTTCTATACTACCATCTCGTTTGTGTAATTTAATTTCTCTTTTATGTTCACCACTATAATCGATAATCAAGTATTCATTTTCAGACACTTCCGTATCTACGCCATATACATGATCGTTGATAACTACAACTGGATTTTTTACTAATCCATAAAAAATCATTTGAAAATGTGATGAGAATGAAACAGGGTTGAACATCGTCCCTACACCGACTCTTGCCTGATAACGAAAAGGATACATATATGGGTATCGTTTTGTATGGTGCGAACCAGGTGTTGCATCTGAAGATAGATACGTGTATCGTGTTGGTTTTAACCATATAAAATCATTACTAATAATTCTTAAAGTACAAGTCACATAGGGATGTGTTAAATTTATACTTTTTGGCAAGATAGCATAGATAAAACATTCCAAATAGTACTCTCCAACATACAATTTCCCTGGTTTTTGTGCATATGTATCAGTGTTAAAAATATTCTGCATTTCTTCGTATGCATTTTTCCATGATATGTCCTTTATACTCAAAACATCCAATTCAACACTCTTTTCGCTTGTTCCGTTGTTGAAAGATGTAATACGTCCATTTTTGCGTGTAAAATCTCTGTCTATATCATACAAATTATCGATATTTAATAGTTTATACGGTCGCTTGTTTAAAGTGATTCGCTTTCCTTCATGGTTCTCATAAACAATCATTAAGACCACTCCTTTATCATACGTCCCATCTCACGACCGTTGTAACTAACTGTCATTCCTTCGACACCATTTCTAAACGATCTTGTCATCATTTTTTCCAATGCATCATAATCGGTATGATCACTTTCATTCATAAATGTGTTATATACAGAGTTGCCTACACTTATTGGTAGAATGGACATATTTTGTTCCGCAGCGTATCGCAAAAAATCAAAGGATGCAGAGAAATCACCTTTTAGATTGGCTTGTAATAGATTGTTCATCCCACTGACTTCATCAAGTGCACAATCAACCATACCTCTAGCAGAGTCACGTACCATGTTTTGTGACTTATCAAGACCTATAGCATATCCTGCTCCTGCCATTAAACCAATATCGTCTCTAAATATACGTGAAGGAGAATGTGACTTCTGCTCTTGTAGTGCGGCTCCTATCGCAACCTGTACCATATTTGCAGCTGCTACTCCTACAGCCAATAATGCTTTAGGACTTGAAATACCACCACTATAACCTTGAGAGGCATTTTCTCCCAATTCAGACCATCTGTATGATAAAGAGTCAACTCCATCTAATCCAGACTGAGCCAGATTCTGACTTGATATAAATACAGGAACCTGTCCCATAAAGATACCGTTTCTAACCGCACCAACATTTTTCAATGAAGTTTTTTCTGCTTCTTTAGAGATGTCCATTGCTTTTAATGAAGCATCACCAGTTTCTTCGTATTTCCCTATAACCGAAGGTATCCCTTTACCAATTACGTTAACCATTGCTTCTGTATTAGCTTCTAATTGAGTTTCAATATCAGTTTTTTGTTTATTTAGATCTTCCAATTCAGCTTGTAAAGCAGCTTTTCTTTTTTCATCTTTTTCATTTTTAATCATTTCTTCATACACAGAAATGCTCGCCAATAATTCATCGTATCTTTCTCGTAGAGATTTAACAATGCGGTTTCCTTCTTCATCAAACGTTGCTATCTCCGTAGCACTGATCTTTTTGTAATTTTCAATACCGCCTTCTTGTAATGCGGCTCTGTTCTCGTTCAGTGTTTGTTGGTCTTCGATTATACCCTTTTGTACTTCCATAAGATCGCTTCTTTGTTTTTCATAATTCTCAAGGCTTGTTTTAGCCAAAGCATAAGCATAGTTTTGATATCTCTCCGATTCCGCTATACCTTTATCATCCATAATCTTCTTTTGCTTATCAAATTCTTGTTTAGCTTTTAAATAATCATCATTCAAAGCTGCAAGTTCCTGGTTATTCTGCTTATATAGTTCATTCGCTTGCTTCATTGTTTCTTCTTGTGCTTTTACAATTTCAGCGGCACGCATCTTCGCAAGATATTCGTCCATTTTTATAGATGCCCTATCATAACCAATAATCTGATTATTGATTAGTTCCAAGTTCATACCTAATGCATCGTTTAATTCATTCACGATATAGCCTGCAAGACCTTCGTAACCTTTCTTGACGTGTCCAGAAGAGTCAACTATCTGATCCAGTTTATTTTTCAAGTTGTCATAATGGGTAACATTGGACAAGGAGTTTTGTAACATCTCTGAATGTGATTGTTTCAAATCGTTGTAAGATTCCTTTGCCTCTTCAACTGCTTTTTTATGCTTTTCAAGTGGACTTGTATCGTTGAGAGCAGTACAAAGTGCAACCAATCCTACACCAAGTGCCGCTACCGCAGTAATAGTGACACCAATAGGCCCCCCTAAAGCACTACATGCGGCATTCCATGCAGTAGTCGCGGCTGTTGCCAATGTTACTTTGCCAGTAAAAAGGCCTACCATTGCTTGACCTAAAGTAAGCGTTCCACTAAATTTTAATCCTGCTGCACTTGATGCCAATAACTTGACATTATAAAGATCAACAGCAGTAGAAGCTGCTCGAAATGCATTTACCATTGGTACAATTGTCTTTTGTGTAATCATAGCTGCTCCAATACTGGTTAGAATAGCTACCACTTCTTTTCCATGATCAACCATAAAGGCAAAACCATCAATCAATAAAGGAATGGCATCGGTCGCAAGATTTAAAGCCGCATCAACAATAGCGCCAATTCCTTCCGCAACTTTATCCGTACTCTCTGAAAGACTTCCAGATGTCATCTCATCGGAAAGGTCATTCACTTTATCAATAGCTCCATCTACTGCTTTCTTCATAGGTCTTTCAAACTTTTCATAAGCTGCTATACCTAAACCTTCCAATGAGCTACCTAACAACTTAACTTTGCCTTTCAGATTGTTATTCATCGTTTTTGCCATGTCCTGTGCCGCACCATCCGCATCATTGATAGAAGACACTAGCTTTTCAAAATCTTTATCACTGGCATTCACGATAGATAAGAATCCTGACATGGCTTCCTGTCCAGCAATTGCTGCGGCTTTATTTGCCTTTTCTTCATCAGTTAAATTAGAAAAGGATTTTCTTAAATCTTTAATGGTGGTTAAAAAAGGTTTTACTGTACCATCACTATTCGTAATACTTATACCTAATGCATTCATGGCTCCTTCAACTTCATCCGTAGGTTTAACCATTCTTGTAAGCATTGCTCTCAACGCCGTACCAGCTTGTTCTCCTTTAATACCTGAATTAGCCATCAAACCAATCGCTACCGCTGTATCTTCTATACTATACTTTAAAGAACCTGCCAACGGAGCCGCATATTTGAATGTAGCTCCCATCAATCCGACATTCGTATTACTGTTAGATGCCGCCTTAGCTAACACATCCGCAAAATGTCCACTGTCCGCTGCTTGCAATCCAAATGCAGTCAATGCATCGGTCACGATGTCGGAAACACTGGCAAGATCTTCTCCAGATGCAGCCGCTAGATTCATGATTCCACTAATCCCTGCAGACATATCTGTTGCTTTCCATCCTGCCATTGCCATATATTGAAAAGCTTCTGCACTTTCTGTCGCACTGAATTTTGTTTTTGCTCCCATTTCTCTAGCTTTTTCAGTTAATTTATCTATTTCATCTCCTGTTGCACCTGAAATAGCTTGAACTTTTGACATTCCTGCTTCAAAATCACTTCCGACTTTAATAGCATATCCTCCAATTGCTCCTACTGCTGCAGCTGCTACTCCTGCTGCTGTCGCAAGTGCTTTTAATCCTTTTTGTCCTATACTTTCTAGCTGATTTATTCCTTTTTCAAATTCACTATTATTTAACTTTGTGTCTATTGTAACTGAACCATCTGACATCTTTTCACCTCTTTTTATGCACAATAATAAGCACCCAAATTTAATTGGATGCTTGTCTGTTTTTTGCAAAATAAAAAAACACCTACATAAGTAAGCGCTTTTATTGTTTTTTTTACTATTCTTTGTTGGCTTCTATTAAATATGCTTCATAATCATCAAATTCTACTTTTTTGTATTTACTGTCTTCTGGATATTCTAC